GGTGTAAATACAACAAAGAAAGTATAGCGTGTTTAAAACTTTTAGAAGCAGTTATTTCAGTAAAAAAATCTTGATAAATTTCTTTTTCTAAAAGAAGGGAAAATAAGGTAGTTGTATTAATTTTTTTATTTTCTAGCATAGATATAAAGGATCCTGCCTTCAAAGCCCCTTCTACAAACTCCTTCATGTGTAACTGCTCAATAGGAGTGACATTAGAGTTGTCTAATTCTATTAATTCGCTTTCAATCATTTAAAGGTATTTACCATTAAATGTTAAAAATACTACTTTTAAGAAAGAGGAGACAACATTTTAGTAAATTCAATAAATTCGTCTGTCAAATTACCTCCTGCTGCTGCTTCATGTCCGCCACCTGAAGCAATTCTTTGAACAAACTTTGAAACGTCAATGTTGGTACCCAAATTCCTTCTGACAGCAATTCTTTTTTGTTCCACCATTACTGCTATCGCTACGTCTACGGAAAATTTTACCATTAACCAATCACAACATTCTTGTACAAATTTATTGCAAAATACTGCTCCCACTTTTACGTTTTTTTGTCCTTCAAATTCTACGTCACCAAAAAACGGAACGAGCTCTTTTATATATTCACTTCGATGTTTTTTGTATAATTGGATAGTATTCTCTTTGAACTTGTCAAAAGGCTTAAATCCATCATAATAATCTTCAACAAAAGATTGAAATTTATTCGACAAAGAATGATATACAATATTTAAGTTTTCAGATAAAGGCGTGGATCTTGCATAAGAATCCCAATCATCTGCTAAAGCAATCAAAGTTTTTTGAGGAGCTGTTATAGTTTTGCCCGTGGCTTTAAAGAAAGTGTCGTATATTAGCTTTGCACAACTAGTTTCATTATAAATTCTAACTATAGCTTCTTTAAATGGATATATATTGGTTTTATGATGATCCAATATAACTGTTTTATTGCAATCAATGATTTCACCAATTTTGGATACATCTAAATCCAAAAAATAAACTCTATCCCAAATTTTGCCAGAAGAGATAAGTTTGTCATAATCTTCTTCAAGCTTTAATGGTGTAGTGTTTACTACGTCTAATTTTTTTCCATACAACCAACATAGAACAAGATAGCTAACTACCCCGTCTAAATCGTTGTGACATACTACTTGTATTGTTTGATTACTCATTAGACAAAGTATTTAGTGCAGCATCAGCTTCTTTTATAGTGTCTTCATGTGAATTTGAATCGTCTGAAAAATAGTCTGGATTGGTTTCCTTTAGAGTTAAAGTATTATAGTTACACTTAAAAGCAGCAGAGCCAAAATTAGGTCCAAACCTATTTTTCTGTATACCCATATTAATAACTCCAAGCTCGCGATCTTCTTCTTCTTGCCAAAGAGAACAAATAATATCACAAGTAGCAGCTAAGCCAATACTCTCTGAAATTCCTTCCATTCCAGGAGAAGCTGTATTAAAGGCACCTCTATTCAGTTGAGTTGCAGAAACAAACGGAATTTTATATTTAAAGGCAAGAGCTCTAAGTTGTTCTGCAATTTCTTTTACAGCTTCATAAGAGTTTAAATTTTTTGAAATTGGCTGAATAAGATTTATATAATCTACTACTACAATATCTGGAGTAAACCCTTTGTGAGTTAACTTAGTTATATAACTGTCAATTTGTCTTACTGTAACAGTCTTTGGAGGATATTCTTTTACAATAAGATTTGAATTAATATTCCTTCTAATATGTTCTATTTGTTCTTTAAGTTCTTCAGTAAAAGTTTTAAGATTGTTGTGAGGAATTTGAGTTAATTGTGTGCTGATTCTTTTAGCATACATAAATTCTGACATTTCTAATGAAATAAGCAGTACGTTTTTGTCTGCTAACAACATGTTTGTTGCAATGTTTCCTAATACAATCGATTTGCCTACATTTACTTGACCAGCAAATACTGTTAATGTCTTTGGAAATAAACCTCCCTCAGTTTTATCATCAAAAAACTTCCAGCCTGTTGGAATTGGATTATATATAGCTGTTAACTCTTTAATGTGTTTATCTATATCTTCGAAATACCAATGTCCTAAATTTTCTTTTAAAGTAATATTATAAGCTTTTTCAAAATCAACTAAAGTTTCCTCAATTGAAAATGATTGATCTGAAAATTTTTCAGCCACATTAAGAATAGTTTTATATACAAAACGTTCTTTTAAAAACTTTTCGGTATTAAAAATTAATTCTTCTTTGTTAAAAGGTCCGGTCAAAGATATAAGTTTTGCCTTAACCTCAGCGAGAGCTTTTTTATCTTCTTCAGAAGTCAATCTGGCTTTGATTTCAGTTAATGAAGGAACGGCTCCTCTCTCATTAAAGAAATGAGTAATGCTGGAGACTACTCTGCCGATATTTTTGTCGCTAAAGAATGATGGATCAATGTAAGAAATTATTGAACTCAAATACTCTGAGTCTCCTAAAGCATTGTATAATAAGATAGACTCAAAAAAATCTAAGTCGAGTTTAGCAGACTGCAATGGTTTGCTCATTCTACTTCTTCGGTGTTTTTTTCTTCCTGAGATGTGGCTTCTGAGCAATATTTTAGCTCTTGTTGTAGCTTGGTCTCTAGCAGTGGCAGTATCTTCTCCCAAACCGAATCATCATCTTTAAAATCCTTATAAAACCCAATAGATTCGCCGTTAATTGCGTAGCGATGTCCTTGTTTTTCTAGTACCCCGTAGCCCTCAGCCATTTCCAATAATCCTGAATATTTAGATAAGCCAGTTTTAAAATTAAGGTACATCTGGCATTCGAGAAAAGGAGGAACAAACCTATTTTTTGTAGTTAGAGCTCTTAGCGTAACCCCATTAACATCTTTGGAAAGAGGGGTTACTTCATCTGTTGCATTTTTATTATCAGATTTTCCTACTCGCTCTTGTTTGGTTGCCATTTGCACTAATACTGATGACATATAAAGCGGGCCAGATCCTCCGCTCTGACTCTTTATCAGAGTAGGATACATAGCTCCAGGATTCTCGTAAACGTGATTAGTAAAAATAATCGGACAATTGGCTTTAGAGGAAGAGTGGGTTAGTGCTTTAAGCATGCTTTTTAGAGCTATTGCTTTACTGCCCATATCTGCACTATCTTTTCCATCTTCTATAACTTTTGCTTCTCTAGCTGATGTTAAGTTGCCCAACGAGTCAATGGCAATCAATACTTTTCCTTGTAAATTATTTTCAACGACGGTGTTTAAAAATTTGACTATTTGATTTCTACAGTCTTCAATAATTTCAATTGGACAGTGTTTAACTTTAGCTGGATCGCAACCAAGATTTTTTGCTGTTTCGGGATCTAAAGCGTTTTCTGTATCAAAGTATACAACGTGCATACCTTTTTTTTGAGCGCTAGCCATAATCTTATTAACCAAAAAAGTTTTGCAAGAGCTTGTAGGTCCAACGAAACCAACAATTCTCCCCATCGGAACGCCTCCATATAGAGATCCGGAAATAATTGCATTCAAAGCCAGACAGCCCGTGTCTACCCAATCATTTACTGTTGAAAGTGTGTTTTCATTCAAAAATGCAGCGTGCGGATTGAGATCGTCTAAAATCTTAAACGCATCTTTAATTGAGCCGCTAACTTCTTCTTCCGATTCTGTATTTTTTTTATTTTTTGCCATAAAAAAATAATAACCTATATTGTAAACAATTCAACAAAAAAAAAAAAGACCTCTCAACTAAGAGAGGTCTTTTCTATATACGGCACTAACTTTAGTTATTCATCAAACAGTTTAACTACATCAGCGTTTTGATTTTGAGGTGACTGTGTAGCTGCTGTTTCAGGTGAAGAAAAGAGTTGTTCATATTGAGCAACAAATTGAAAAGAAAATGGAACATCATCGGATGTGGTGATACTATCTTTACGGAAATTCCAAATCGTTGGTTGATTTTTATCAGCTTGAAACTCTCTAAAAAACAAAGGCAAAATTTGCAATTGTAGTTGATTGGTTTGCGGATTTGGTTGAATGTGTACCAAAGCAGGATTTTGGATACTTAAAATCGTATCCGTTTCCTTTTCAACTTTACCAAGTACTGTTCTGCCAATTGTGTCTAAAAAGACTGTTAGTGGTTTGTTTGTTTCTTTTTTACTCATAATTCAAAAAGAAACTTACCCTAAACTAAACAAAAATCAACAGGAAGAATGTTTGTTGCTTAGTTCGCAACCAGCATAATACAAAAACTTTTCTCCTTTTGTAGTTAAAATAATGCGTTCATCTGAAGATATATAAATGAGGTCGTAAACTTCTAGTAAATACACAAACTCTCCTAATAGCTCATCATTCATGATGCTATCTAAATAAAAATCTTCATCGGAAATGCCTCTTAAAGTTAGGTATAACTCTTTATATGTAAGATTTTTAAATAGTTGTTCTGCAACATACATACAGATATATTTAACTAAAAAAAGTTAAAAATTACTCTGAATCTCCAAACAAATCAAATAAATCGGTTTGTGTTTCTTTACCTATTTGAGGCAATACCCATCCAATAGCTTCATACAAACGTTCCGTTGGCTGTGTAACTAATTTATTAAACATTTTATCCCAATCAACTGTAATACCAAATTCTGCAGGAAGAGAAGAAATATAAGCAATTGCATCTAACCCGTATTTGTTTTTTGCACAGTACAACTTCTTAACCTTTTGTGCTGATTGAATCTCTTCAAAACGATCATCTATCTTAAGTTCTTTTATTAATAAATTATAAGCTATAGCGCCTTTTACGTGAGATGGTGTTCCTTTTTGATACTTGTATAAAGATGCACCTTTTTGATATTTTTCAAGATTGTTTATAGATGTTCTAGAAGCTATGTCGTTTGGATCTAATTGTTTGAACTCTTCGTAAGATGATCTGTAAACCTCATTTGCTTTTTTAATATTTTCTGTAAGTAAAGATGTTTTAATAATGTTTTCTATAAATTTTTTAACTTTTTTTGGAGTAGTGGAGCGGACCAATTCAATTCCAGTATATTTAAATTTGTCGACAGAAACTCCCTCTTCATCTAAAACATGAAGAATATATCTCTTTTTTTGTAGAAAAACCCCAACATCAGAAATTACTTCTCTTTTAAAGACATATCTCGGATCAATTGAAAATAATTCTTTTCTAGCCCAGTTTAAAATTTCAGTGTTAACGTGCTCGTCTAATTTATTTACTATTGAATGAACTTCTTCTTGGATAGTTCCGTCTTTAGTAAGAGATAAATTTATCTTCTTCAAAACCGAATCTATTGAAATGTACACGGAATCCGTATCTCCATATTTTGTAATTGATTCAGTAATGCCGTAATGCGTTTTAACAAAGTCATCTAAAATGTTTCCTCCAGCTTTTGCTACATTTTGACCGGTCATTGTGATTGACATAGCATTGTCAATGTCCATTAAAGCTGAGTGTTTGTTAGCAAAAGTACCGTATATAGAATTAAGCAAAATTTTAAGAGTGTATTGAAGCGTATCAAAATATGTAATTTTAAAAAAAGATTCTTTGTCCTTTTTTTTGCTCTTTTTCAGTTTCGTTAATTCTTCTTTAGCCTTTACTCGCTCGCTATAAATTTGATCGATTAGATTTGGAATCACCCCCTTAGCT